GCGGGTGTGTTTTTGGGAGTCTGTCCTCTAAAAGGAGCAGCTGTACCTCGAACACAATTCGATAAGACGTTTGCTGAATTACCATTGTAGTAAATAGTTTCAGTTTCATATAATCCAGATGTTGCATTTATTTTTTCAATTGCAATATATCCTTGACTAGGAAAAGCAGAAGAGTCAGTTAAAGTAATAGAGGTATCTGTTGCTGTAATATTTCCGTTTAAAGTAGTCTCTAATTCTAAAGTAGAAATTGCAACTCCTCCCACAGGACTTTTAACATCATAGAATCTTATAAAGTCTCCATTTTGATAACCACTAAAAGGAAAGCTAACAGAAACTTGAGTAGAAGCATTAGTCATCGTAAAAGGATTAGTCGGTAAAAAATCTGTAGTTGGAAATTCTGTTCTTGCCGGTCTTGGATGTGGTAATCCTTGTGGATCAGCAGTGTAGGGTTTAGGTTCCAACTGAGGTTGTTTTGGTTCATATTCAGAAGTATGAACTCTTGCACCATTCCATTCCTTAACCATTTCTCTGTAAGGATATGCTAAACCTGATCGATCTGAAATAAATTTTGCGTATCTTCCTTTTGATAAATTTCCCATAATTATATACTCGGATAATAAGTTTTAGGTGAAATGTAGACACTAGCAGAAGAACCATCTTCTTCTAAAGCTCTAGCCAATTCATCTTCATAAATTAATTTTGTTTCTTGTATTCTTGGTTGTGCGTACTTCATAGATAGATAATAAGTTAAACCCGCAACCATGCAAGGTACAAATCTATAAGGTACATCTGTTGCATTAGTGTAAGCACCTGCATCTTGAATTCTTTTTTCATAATAAAAATTAATAACATCACCATTTTGAGAAGCGCCTGGCGTTAAATAAACAGTGATTAAAATGTGATCAATAAATCTTTGAACAAAGTATTGTGAGGGTTGTCCTGTAGCTGTTTTATTAGACAATGCCTGATATTGAGACCTATTTATTTTTTCTAAAGGCGAATCTACATTAGAGTTATTTCTGTACGAACACTCTAAAATTTCTGTAGCTTGATTTACAAAGTTAGTAACAGTATCTCCGCTTGAATGAGTAGCTGCAGTAGTTCCATTGACTCCACGTGTTACTCCCGTGAGCTCTAAATCACTAAACCCAGTGTAAGAAATATTTTCAGATCCTACGTTGATAGTACCTGTGGTTGGCATGTTATCTATAGAAGCTAACGTAATTCCTGTGGTAGCTGTTGTGGAGGTAATAGCTGCTGACAATGTAGATGTCACTCCATTAGAATTACCATCAGACGTTGCTCTAAAAATTTTATATTCGTTTTGACCATTTACTAAAGTAATATTAGTATTAGCTACTTCCCAAAAATGAAGACCTCTATTACCCCATTCCTGGAACATTATGTTTAACGATCTTCGAGCGGTTTTTAAATTATAGCCGCTCATGTCAAATTGACCAAGTCTGTTATAAGACTCTTCAATTATCTCGTCGATCGAAAACGTTTTGTCAAACGTTGTAGTGCCAGAAGTAGTATTGGCCATTTAATTACCCTGCTGTTAAACCTGCACCAGAAAATTTATCTGTTAATAATGTGTAAGCTGCAACGTTAGTTTTAGTTTTACAAAAAATTCCTTTTGGAAATAAAATTCCATCTTCTGGGAATGTAAAATTAATTACATCTCCATTTGGAACATCACCAATAAATAATGTAGTTCCAGTATTTGAAGTTGTTGTAAGCTCTAAAACACCAGCACCAACACCATCATTAGCAATAATAATACCTCGTAGTCTTATTGGTTGCGAAATGATAGCTGCAGCTCCTGCTGCGGCCGTGGATCTAGTTGCTTGTATATCACCTTTGCTTGCCATGTTTAATCTCCTTAAAATTTATATGTGGGGCCGAAGCCCCACATTAATTATTTATTACGCTGCAAATGCAAACGCACCAGTAACAGCTGCTGCTGCACCAGTGAATTCAGTTGCAATGTGCCATGTACCGTCTTCAAAACACATAAAAGCAATTTTGCTTCCAGTTGTAAACAAGTTTGTAGCTGCGTTAGCTGGTGTGTAAACTAATTGTGTTTCACCTGCTGTTGAAGTATCAAAAGTTACTTCATTAGCTGCTCTTGATTCAATTAAAGAACCTGTAGCAAAAACATCAGATCCTGCTGCATCAAAAGTTAAAGTTAAAACTCCGCCCGCTGTGTCTTTAGCTTGAACGTAAACTGCGATCGCACCTCTAGTTGCTGCTGGTAATGCTACAGCACATGCTGCTGCACCTGTGTAATTTACAGTTGCGATAATTCCATCAGCGATAGAAATATTTGCTGCTGTTGCTGTGTCAGCTAATAACAAACCAGTTAAGTCAGGCATACCTGAACTCATTCTAGTTGTAACTGCACCTGTTGTTGCGTTTTTTGTAGCCATTTGAAAGCCACCTTCAGAACGTACTGGTCCTGAAAAAGTAGTATTTGCCATATTATTATCCTCCTAGTTATTTGAATATCGTTTCTAGGCCATCGACTATACGCGTCGATATTCAATTTATGTATAGTGTATTTTTTATATACTAGTTTTTAATAGAGTGCAAGAGAGCCTGTAATGTGAATTGAATTTATTCAACGATGTAGCTTTTTTATTAAGTAGCTACTGAAACTTCTGGAGCTGCACCTTCTATGGTGTTTTGCTTGTGAGCAATCGCTGCTTCTTCCAGCTTGATCTTTGTGATGACTTCTTTAACTTTGTCATCAATTCTGACCATTTCAAGAGTGTATCTACCATTAGACAGATGCTCCTGTTCCCACTTCAACT